GGGCAAAAAGCGTTGTGGCCAGGGAGCGCGCCAGTGTGAACGCCGACAACGCCGGCATCGCCAAAAACGGGCGAACCGCAGTCGCCAGGGACCGACTCCACCAAATATGGTTGAGTGCGCTTGCCGGGAACGTCAACCTGAAGCTGCGCGCTGTGAAGAGGAAGGCCAATAGTCTGGCCGGTCGCGACGACAAGCGCGTACTTGCTCGTGCCCTTGACTGGGCGCCACGAAGCCTTACTAACTGGCTTGTGGAGCCCAATAGGCCCTCCGCGCAGGACTGGGAAATCGACAAACGACTTAAGGTAATGGGTGCCATCAGCTGCCTGCCGACAGTCAGAGAAATGAAACTCTTTCGCGGCGGGCTTGCCAAAAGCCACCTTGGCCGGGAACACAACGGTCAACGGGGTGGCTCGGCAGGTGGAAAGGCTGGTCTTCTTGTAAGGAAGAAACCAGTGGCAGTCGGTGGGCAAAACAATGTGAAAGCCGTTGTCGTAGCAATTGGACACGAAAACGCCGTCGACCTCCACGACGCCGACACAACTGGTGTCGAACTCAAACTTGCCGATCCGGGCTTCGTTGATCGCGGCATGGCGAACGTAAGCACCGGCCGGAAGGACGTCGGATAAAGGTGAGGCAGGATATCGTGAGGTGGAATTAAGCGGTGCTTTACGTCCGGCGGCCCCCGCTGCGCGGGCCGACGAAAGGAGGTTTGACCTCATGGAATTAGAAAAAGAAGTGGGCTGAATTCAGTGGTAGCTTCGGGCGGCGGGTTGAATTAAAACCGCCACCCTATGTGCCTTGCCTCGCCTGTATAAGCGGGCATTCGGGTGGCACACACCGGTGCGCTTTCCCGTTTGGTGGCACATCCTCACGGACCAGATAGTGTAAAAGATCGAGCAGTGAGGCCGCAGATACACCGAACCAGCTTAACACCCCGCCCCGCGGGGCGGTGGAGGCCGACTCAATGACCCGGAAGATTCTGGACAAGGCCCGCGGGCCAGCAGTTGCCCAAAACTTCCGGGCTGAGGGGGGTCGCCCGGCGGAGACGGTGCTCAAATCGCCGTGACGGCCCCCCCAATAGTTTAACGTCGTTGCGGACAGGAGTTTAACGTCTTCTCGGACGCGCCCGGCCAGCCTCGGCGCCGAACTAAGTGGAAGTTTGCGGACTTGCCTTTCCGTTGCAGTTTATAGTTGAGGAAACTTATGGTTTATCGTCAAAAGACGCACGCGTGAACTGAGCAAAGCCCAAACATATACCACGCGTAGTGGTCGAGGTTTAAGGTCCCCCGAGACCTGATCAAGCTAATCTTGACCCAGTTTATAGTCCTTACGGACCCGCTCCAATTTTACCCCCCAGGTTATGCCCCGGGGAAGAGGCCTAAATAGTTTAACGTCATTGCGGACGTTGTGGGGCAGGCCCTAATTGCGAGCCTTGCCCTTCTTGCCGTTGGCGCGCGGACGGCGCTTGCCAACGGCTTTCAAACCGATGCCCATGCCAGCCGCATCGTCATCGGCGGCCGCCTGGAGGCGGGCCTCAATATCAGCCTTGGCCTTGGCCTCCGCTGCAGCGGTGCAATTACCGGACTTGTGCCCAAACGCCTTGCAGAGCCTGCAGCGGACGCCATGGGGGCAGTCGTTGGCGTAATGCCCAGCCTGGCCGCACTTGTGGCAATCGTCGCGACCAAACAACGCCACGGTGACCAGCTTCTCCTCGGCGCTCATCGGCCGCAGGCCGGTCCCCTCAACTCCGTCGCCGGCCTCTTCGGCCGGCTTCTCGCGGGAAAGATCCGGCTTGCGCTCCATCTGCCTCTCGATCTCCTTGGGCGTGATGCGAGGCAGCTCAGGGGCCACCTCGGGCTTGCCGAAAGGGATACCGTAAAACATGAAGGCGCTGTTGAGCTTAGGCTGCCACTTCACCTCCAAAACGGGAAGCGCGGAACCGACGGTGAAGTCGTTTTTCTTAAACCAATCGGCGAGGGCGACCAGATCGTTCACGTCCACGCCCATGACGGTGGCGAAAAAGGCGATAATGTTGTCGTCGTCTCCGTAATCGTTGAGCGTGAACGGGTCGGACTTGCAGTAGTGCTTAAACCACCACTCATCGTTGCGGTGAACACCGCGAGTGAGGTGCGGGTAAGCGCGAAAAACCGAATTGCAAAAGTCGCGGATGATGGGTGTGTTCCGGTCGGTGACGAAAAGGCCTGACGCAGTGTTGACGAGCGCTTGCTCCACCGATGTGTTGCCAGCGCAAGAAACCAAGTGAATGTTCATGAGCCAGTCGGCAATGTCATGCACACTGTCGGTAGATGTGGCCCCGCATAAATAAATGCGGCCAAGAAAACGGCACGGGAGGAAGTTGTCGAACACGCGGTAAGTGACCTTCATGCCAAAAATCGCGGCGGTGCCAGGCAGGTCCTGGCCGACAAAAGGCACAATGCCGTCATCGCCGCCGAAAAGCGACTGTTTGAGCAAAGCTACTGCTTGCTCGTGAGTCCTCTCGCCACGGCGGAATGCGACGTATTGGACAAACGCCTGATCAAGTGTGTTGAACAGGGCCGTCTCGTTAACGCCCGACATACGGCCGCACCCATAGGAAAACCGTTGGCGCAAGGTCGTGCTGACCTGTTGCCATTCGGAATCAGCCAAAAGCGTTTCAATTTCCTCCTTGTCCTTAGGGAACAGGCGGTTCATGAACTCACGATTGAACGTCAACCAAAACGGGCCGAGCGACGCATCGAACTTGCTAAAGTCGGACTCCATCATCTTTGGGTGTGATGCGCAGCTGTCGCGGTACTTACGGGAAGTGGCGCCGCTGCCGTAACCCCACACCCACCAAACATGCTTCTGCATGTGATCGGCGGCGGCAATGGTGTATCGCGCGGCGCGGTACAAACGCTGAGGAGAAACGGTGCAGATGTTACGCGCGGGCTTGCCCCCAGGCACGGCCTCACGCTTAGTGAACAGCTGCTTGAGAAGTTGGGGGAGAAAATCCATAATGGTGTCGACCGCGGCACGATTGCTACGCTGAGACGGCCGGTCCATCTGCTCAACGACACGGTCATGATCAACGGGCTGAAGAACCGCGCTTCCACAAACGTAGTCAAGGAAATCGCGGGCCATGGCGTCAATGTCAGCGTTGCCGGTGAACTCCGAGCGAGGAATGGCAATGCGGCGGCTAATTGTGTCGCGCTCGGACTCGGCCGAGATCATGACGGCGCCACAACCGAAATTCTCCACGGCGTAAGGCGTCGTGGAGCTAACCTGCTTGACACCCATGGGCTTAGCGTCCTCAGGACAGCCGTCGCGGTAAAGCGGCATGTTGTTGGGGTCAGGCAAACGGCCGCCGGAGTAATGGACGTCGCTCTTGATGAGTGACATAGCGATGGCGATGATGGCCTGATCCGGTACGTCCTGCAGCGCGACGGCGACAACGCCGTAAGCCTTTGTGTTCGCAAGCCGGTACCGAGCATG